GTAGGGGGTGTGCTTTTTGCTGACGTTAGCCAGGGCGATCTGAAGGTGTTCACGCCATGATGCGGCCACGCGGCGCAGTCGGCCTTTCCACCATTTTTCCGTCTGCATACGCATGATCGCCGGGGTAACTTCCTCCGGGTCAAACAGCCGGGACGTGACTTTGTCCCATAATGGCGGCGTCTGGCTCAGCTCGCGGGTGATGGTGGCGGCGGTCATGTAAACGCGGTGCGTGTATTTGTAATCTGACTCATCGCTGGCCTGCGCGTGTGCCTGTACCAGCTCGGCGAGGATGAAATTAGCTACATCTCCGGCCAGTAAATCGACGTCGGCGCGCGCCATATCCGGCAGACGGTTAAAACGGCGCATCAGCTCCCAAAGTGTGCCGCCCGCGCTTGCCGCGCCTGCCTGTTTAGTGGCATTGCCTGCCAGCAGGTTAAACGTGCCGTGACTCATTTCACCGAGGCGATATTGAGCGTTAACGGCTTCAACGCGTGGCAATGTGCGCTCAACGAAAGTTTTCGTTAAGTACGCATTGGCACGATCAATACCCTGTGTTTTTTCCAGCTCACTGACCCGGCGTTTAACGTCGATCTGAATCAGTGCCGGCTGCTTTTCGAGTAGTTCCTGCGCACGCACTAAAGCCGCAATCATCTGACTGCGGCTGTGCATTTCCTCATAGGTGGGGTAAGGGCTGGCGATAGCTTCCCGTGGAGCATTCCACGGGTAAGCGTATTCCTGAATCATTGAACCGCCTGCACTTCTGCAGACCAGTCAGCGCCTGCTGCCGGATCGAATACTGACAATACAGGAGCTGCGGCAGGCTGGCGCACTGCAATGATTTCCGATGCGCGCTTGCTTTTACCAGCGGCAACGCCAACTGAGCGGGCCACGCTGATGCTGGTGATATTGAAATCGCGAAGAATGCTGCGGGTGTAGAGGGTATCGCTGTTTGAAACCACAACCGGGCAACGCTCTGAGACGTTGAGCAACATGCTGACCAGATCGTGATGCTCATCCTTATTGAAACCAGCAGAGTGATAGTCCGAAAACGTGCCGTCATACGGTGGATCGCAGTACACCACATCACCAGCTTTAGTCAGGCGCAGCGTCTCGCGGAAGTCGGCGCAGATGAATGTCGCGCGCTGCGCTTTCTCTGCAAATGTCTCAATCTCAGTCAGCGGGAAATATGGCTCCGTGTAGTTACCAAACGGGATATTAAATTCGCCGCGCTTGTTGTAGCGGCAAAGACCGCGATAGCCATTTCGGTTCAGGTACAGGAAATAAGCGGCGCGCTCCAGTAAAGGCAGCGACGGATCATGATTAAATGCTTCACGCACAGCGTAATAACTTTCGCCGGTCGTGTTCTGATTAAAGAGGCTAGCCGCCACAATTATAAACGGGCGGGTGTGCTCTTTTATCTGGCGATAGAGGTTGATAAGGTCAGGGTTTATATCCGCAACCAGATAGGCCGGGTAATCGGTGTTCATCATTACTGCGCAGGAACCGGCGAAGGGCTCAACCAGGCGATCACCTTCTGGCAGGTGCGCCAGCAGCGCCGGCATAACGCGGGACTTGTTGCCCGCCCATTTCAGAATCGTGCTCATACCGCACCACCTTTTGAAGCTTTCGTACGCATTTCGGCCACGTCCTGACAGCTGACACAGCGAGTTACGCCACACACGGCGCGGCGGCGCTGTTCCGGGATTGGCGCATCGCAGTCTTCACAGAATGAAGCCGCTACGCTGACCGGACGGTTAACCACGCTGGCGATATTGCGTGCCAGCAGCTCATCGGCGCGTGCCTGCGCCATGTCAATTGAGTCGGCCATTAGTGAATCGCCTCCTGCGCTTCGCTCTGATAACGCTCAGCTTCCTGACGCAGTAACTCGGCAGCTTCAACACCGCTAAGCCCTTTTTGCTGAATGCGCATGGCAATCTCAGTTAAGCGGCGAGCCACCTGCAGACCGCGCTCGGCACGCTCTTCAGCGCGGGCAGTCGTGATGATTGCGGAAAGCTGCTCCACGTCGGCGTCAAATTTTCTTGTTTCGATATTTCTCATTTCACTTTCTCCAGAATTTAGGCAAAAGAATGCCCGGCGGGTTTACGCCTTTCGTTTTAGGAATTTAATTACTCAGGTAAAAAACAGTCAGCGGTTGAAAACTGACGAGGTAAAATGCTGCCCCATCGCGCCATCTTATTCATGGCGATAATAATCAACTCCCTGCGGTGCTCTTCGAAATACTGAAATGGCTTACCTATTTCTTCCGGCTTAAAGCTTTTCGGATTTTCACGATTTGCCAGCGTAAGCACACAGAATTTAAATTCGTCATTCTGATGGTTGAAATAACGCAATGCGGCGTTAGCGTTATTGTCGCGCATCTGACGCCACGTTTTACGAAATTCATCAAACGTCATTGGCTGAATCTTATCAACACGACCGCCCATCAAATGAATTTTGGAAAATCTGGCGGGTTCGTGTTGCTTTGGTACTTCCCATAAAACTCGCATATTAGCCACCGAAAACACGGCGCAGGCGTTGAGAATATCCGGCGCGTTTTGTTGTAATACTTTTCAGCAGCTCCTGCTGGTTTTTACACGGATGCCAGGGTCTGCCGTCCTCGCCCATAATCCAGCCGTTGCCGTAGGACATTGACGGACTCTGGCGCTTGAGGTGTGCCGCAAATGAAATCATCGTGCGCCCTCAGCTGATGCCAATCGAAGCACCCAGCCCGCTGATAGCGTCAACGGTTGAGGCTAAGGTCGGGTTAGAGTGAACGCGGGTCTGCACGGTCAGTGCGGCCAGCATCATGCAGCGAATACCGGTATTTGCGGCCTCCAGAATACTGCGGCGGCATGTTGCAGTTATCCGCTCCGGGTTTGCAGCGCTGGCGGCCATGCTTCCGACTTCAGCGGTAGCCTTCAGCACGTAGGCCGGAAACTTATCTTTTGCCAGCTCGTTTATCGGGACGCAGGGTAGGCAGTGCAGTTGAGCCAGCGCGCCGTCTATCAGCGTTGCGTCTTCGGTCAAATCGGTAAGCAACAGCAGTTCTGGAACAGTCAGCTGATGAACTTGATCCGGGTTTAGCTTGTTGCGCAGGGTCTGTGCTTTCATGCCTGCACGTTGCGCCAGCTCAGCCATGCTGTGTGTCAGAGCAAACTTGCGGCAGGCGTCGTCATAGTAGTTATGGGTGGAAGTCTTAAAATCAAACATGTGCGAATCTCCCTATTCACTTAATGTGAATTAGCCGCCAATAATGAGCTGAAAACGGGAATGGCCGAACGCTTTACGCAGCTGTTCTTCTTTCCAGCGAGCGTAATAAATGCGAATAGGCCCGCCAGCTCTTTTACATCCTTTACGGATAGAGCGAGCTTCAATTGGTAAGCGCGGGTTGTCGCCAGTTGTCCAACGATAAACAGTACGAAGGGACACGCCTTCCAGCTCAGCAAATTGCTCAGTTGTAACGATAGGGGCCGGAACTTTGAAGATTGCGATTTCAGAAGCCATATTGCATCATTCCTCTTTTGTATGTTTCTGCCATTGATTGCCAAAGTTTTGCCGACGATTGCCATCAATTGCCTAATTCATAGCGATACTAATGCTAATTTTAGTATCGCGCAACATAGGAATACCAATTTTAATGCTTAATTCTAATTTTAATAACGAAGCGTTACTAAATAGGATCTGTGAGGTTTACGGTTTCACTCAAAAAGTTCAGCTAGCTAACCACTTCCAAATCGCCGCCAGCTCTCTTCAAAACCGCTATACACGTGGCAATGTGTCTTACGACTTTGCCGTGCACTGCGCTTTAGAAACTGGTGCTGATCTTAAGTGGCTTATGACTGGTGAAGGGGCGGTGAATCCCACTGGAAGCGAACCAGATAAATCTGTGAGGCTGGAGTTATTTACATTAAGCGAGGGAAAACTAACTAAAGTTAGCAATCTAAGTATTGATCAGGGCTTATTTGGTAAGCCGCTTAAGAGCGCGGTCTGCGTCAGGAATGAAGGAAAAAGCTACATTGTTGAACAAGAGGCTTCTTTAGCTGATGGCCTCTGGATTGTAGATGTCGAAAGCTCAATCAGCCTTAGGGAGATAACCGTTCTGCCAGGAAGAAAAATTCATGTCGCAGGCGGAAAAATCACGTTTGAGTGCGGCATTGATGATATCAAGCCTTTTGGCCGCGTAATTGGCGTGTACAGCGAGGTGAACTAATGACCGTGCGCAAACTTTCTCAAGGTGGCTGGATAAGCGAGGTCTACCCTAACGGGCGAGATGGCAAGCGTATCCGCAAAAAGTTTGCGACTAAAGGTGAAGCATTAGCATTTGAACAGCATGCTACTCAACAGCCCTGGAATGAGGAACAAGCAGATCGGCGCACACTGAAAGACCTTATCACCTCTTGGTATAGCGCTCACGGCATCACCCTCAAAGATGGCGAAAAGAGAAAGCTTACAATGACTCATGCATTTGAGTGCATGGGCGAGCCGCTTGCAGTTGATTTTGATGCTCAAATGTTTTCACGCTACAGAGAGCGACGCCTCAAAGGTGACTTTGCTCGTTCAAATCGCGTTAAGGAAGTTTCTCCCCGCACGCTAAATTTAGAGCTGGCATACTTCCGTGCCGTATTTAATGAACTCGGCAGGCTCGGAGAGTGGACAGGTGAAAACCCTTTACGACACATTCGTCCCTTTCGAACTGAAGAAAGCGAAATGGCTTGGTTGACACATTCTCAGATTGAACACCTGCTATCTGAATGCCGCAACAGTGATCAGGCAGACTTAGAAACCGTTGTAAAAATTTGCCTTGCTACTGGCGCAAGATGGTCAGAAGCTGAAGAATTGAAAAGAAGCCAGGTAACAAAAAACAAAATTACATATATAAAAACCAAAGGTCGTAAGAACCGGACTGTCCCTATTACAGATGCAATTTATAAAATAATTCCTGAAAAAAAAACTGGTCGATTATTCGCTGATTGTTATGGCGCCTTTCGGTCAGCTCTTGAAAGAACAGAAATTGAGTTGCCAGCCGGGCAGCTTACGCATGTTTTACGCCATACGTTTGCAAGTCACTTTATGATGAACGGGGGAAACCTCTTGGTGTTACAACGAGTCTTGGGCCATACGGATATCAAAATGACTATGCGATATGCCCACTTTGCACCCGACCATTTAGAAGAAGCCGCAAAGCTAAACCCGCTAGCCAAAAGTGGCGACAAAATGGCGGCAGAGATGGTCAAGGTTGGCAAATGATTGGCAATCATTGGCAACCTATGTCATTGTTAAACAACGCAAGTTATTGTTTTTACGTTGGTATTCAACTTTCTCATAATCGCTTGGTCGCTGGTTCAAGCCCAGCAGGGGCCACCAAATTTTTGCTGTCAAATCAGCACATTAGAGCCACCTTTCAGGGTGGCTTTTTAGTTTATATCATCTTCATGTCCCCTTTTTGTCCCTCCAGTTTGAGCATGACTAAGACAGAGGGGGTGAGCTGCAGCAGTTTCGCGCCTTTCCAAGCTACAAAAATCCTTTTATAGGATTGGAGATTTTTTGCTGAGGGGGTTGGCATGGACTGCTTTAAATGTGAGTATCAATCGTGGGTTTGAAGCTCATTTTGATATCAGAGGTTGATAAAATGGACGTCCTTGAGAAAGGCAAATTGTTCCTTTTTGTGCTATTCATCATGCCCGGCTTTATTAGTATGAAAATTTATCAACTTTTTCAGCCAACTGCCGACAGAGATACATCTAAATTACTCATTGACGTTGTGTCATATAGTTGCATAAATTATGCATTTCTATTAGTTCCGATTTATTGGATTGAGAAGCAAAATTACTTTCAAAATGCCATTTTTTGGTACTATATTTTTTATCTTTTTGTTTTAATCATCATCCCAGCATTACTGCCCATCTTTTTATTGTATCTAAGGCGAAGTAACTACTTAAGAAAACATTTACCACATCCAACTGAACGCCCATGGGATTATTTCTTTTCCCAAGGTACAGTGTGCTGGGTTTTAATCACACTTAAAAGTGGTAAAAAATTTGGAGGTTTCTATGGTTCTAAATCGTTCGCTTCGAGTAGACCCGAACCGGAACAAATTTATTTAGAAAAGCATTGGGCATTAGATGTAGATGGTGATTTTGATCATGAACTGAAGGAAACTTTAGGTATCATAATCTTAGCGAATGACATTGAATCAATAGAGTTTATAGAACCTATCACCGCAAATGAGAGACAGTAAATGACAGATAATAAGCGCAACAATAATGATGGTTGGCAGCCTGCCGATAGAGGCTATCAGCCTCTTGAAAAGCCATACAATCCTAATCCACAGCATGGGCATCAGCCTCCGTCCCAGAACCAGCCCCCCCAACATATAGCCCCACCTTCCAAAAAAAGATGATACATCTTAGTTTGGTAATTAATGATACGTAGCCATTTTCGAAAGCTATCCATCATTAGCTTAATAGTTTGGCGGTTTATTTTTCTAATATGAATAATCCGCCTATCATGCCTCAATAAAATCCTAACCACTGATCATAATGACGATCCTTTGCTTCCCTTTTTTTCAGTCGCCGCCATTTCATGAACTCTCCACTAGCCCGCGCCACGCCCGCATTTTCAAGTATCATTAGCTTTGTTCAATGAGATGCATATGAGATCCATCAAGCAGCATAAAATTATAAAGACGATACATTTCAATAATTTGAATTTATCATGGGATCCATATGAGATCGCAAAAACTGAAAAGCACTGAAATTCTTCTCACTCCTTTCAGTTGGCGAACCCTGTCAGAAACCCAGCACCGGCGCGGTCTGGCCATGCCCTTTGTAAAAAAATAAAACTGAAAAATTTTTATGATGCAAAACCTGCAGGCGGGTGCGGTGTAGCGCGATTTTGGTGATGTTCTCGTTTTTATATGTGATCTAGCCGCTTGAAATTTTCCAAATGTGTAACATTATGGTCGTGACAATGCTTAACACCGTGAATTGTTAATTTTATGTTAAATCCCCTTGTTTTAACATTTACTTTAAGGATAAAGATATGCTTCTATCAACTATTACCTTTTATAAACTTGAAGAATTTGGCTTTTACAGAAAAAATAGAGAAAAGTATCCAAATCGTTTCTTCGGCGATGTAAATTCTGTATTTAGCGATTTTAGCACTTGGCTTGCTGCCCAAGAAAATCTTGGGAGTACATGTACATTTGAGGTGGATAAAGAAGAAGGCGGGCAAAATACATACTGTAAGGATTATTATAAGCCTGAGGATGGTAATGAATATGTGTTTATCTTGTGGAATGAAATGTCAAATGCTGAGAATAAAATCCTCGCAATGCCCAAGACGGCGAAAGTAGGTTCTAATGGTGTGAAAGAACCCAAAACTGCGGATGATGATATTATTGGCTTACCTTCATATTTCTGGTTTATACCAGAGATGGATATATTTGCAGTCGTCTACTTTAAACACAGCGTCTCAAATATAAAGGCAATGCAACAGTATATTAAAGACTACTGCCATGCACATAGCAGCTACATATCCCCAGATGAAAAAGGAACAACTTACTATAACGACGGAACGGCTGATAAGGCGAGATATAGGTTTAGGTTTAATCATAAAAAAATAGTCAATAAAGAAAAAAGAAGCAAGTTAGTTAACACCCCCGATAAAATTACGGAAATAGTTCGTAAAGTAGAAATCCCTAAAGTTATCACTGATCCGAGAAATAAGATCAGAAGAGCAATGAATGCTGTACAAATAGGTTTACGCAGGATGGTTCCTGATTTCCTTATGGAAGGAGATGAGCAACCTAAAGAGATTAATGATATTAACGAAGCCTTAAAGAATGCATCTAAGCAAATTATTGAGGTAAGAATACCATTCTCTGGTGATGTGGACACAATCAACTACATTCTTGAAAAATACGACGAAAACTTTGATGAGTCATCTACACAAAAATTAGGCTTTAGAATCAAAGGCGAATCAAATGTTGTATGGCTCAATGAATCAGTAATTAAAACTGAAGTTGAGTTGGATGTTGAAATTAGCGAGGACTCTCTACCAACGGCTGTTGATATTATGACCGCAATTAGCGCAAAACGTGATATAATATTGCAAGTGCTAAATGAATCTGAAGAAGTCAAAGACAAAATGGCGGTCTAATGAAAGCTCGTTATAAATGGTTATTAATGCTTGGGGGATATGCTTTAATTAGTTACTTCTTCCTTGCTGATTTGGCCTTGTCTGTCAAGGTCCCAATAAGTGACGTCATTAGTAATTTAATTGACCTATCGGCTATCTTTTTGGCGATAGTTGGAATGTGGGTTGCTTACAGCTATCCTGCAGCCATAACTAAAATAACTAATGACAATGATGATTTAAGTTTAATAACTTCTTATCATTCAGCCAAAAGACTTGAAGCACTGATTATGAATATATTAGTTGCATCAACAGTCCTAATTAGCTGCTTATTATTAAACTCATTCATTATACCCGTCATTAAAAGCAGTGTTTTCTATAAGGACCATATCGCATTGGTTAAGCAATTTGGTTATTGTGGCATATGGTTTTTATGCCTTGTGCAAATCATGATGATTATACAAATTATTCGCGCTAACCTGAGTTTTTTAGATGATCTAGATACTTTGATCATTAAATTGGCGTCGCAGCGAAAAAACAATCCACATCAAAAACCTTAACCAATACGGCCCTTCCATTAAAATTCTTTATAATTATTTAAAGGAAGGGCATTTTTTGTATTTTTTTGCTCTATGTACCAGGGTTAGCTAAATCATAAAACCTGCATCAATAGCGAATTTGTTAGGCTCAAGATTAACCAATTATATGTGAGTATTTTTTTGCCAGTTCAAGAGCTTTAACACCACTTTGCGCTAGTGCTGCACTATTCGTGGGCTGGCCCGTTGACGGGTGCATATGGCTGGCCAGCTGGTCAGCCAGCTGCTGCACAAGCGCCACGGTATCGAGCATCAGCTGGGCAACGTTAATCTTCTCTGAACCAATCCACACCACCGGCGCGATAATTTCCTGAGGCGCCCCGGCAATACTCTGGCGCAGCTGGCCAATTTTTTCAGTCAGTGCCTGACCAATATTTATCGTCACGCTGACGGTGACGTCCGTTTCCGCATTGCCGCCCACTGTAATCAGCTGGCTCTGCTGCGTGGCCATGCTGTAATTGCCTGTCGTCACGTGCTGAATTGCTCCGGCCATCAGTGACACCGTTCCGATTACAGTGGTCCTGTCCGTGACTTTGACTGTCGTTTCCCTGCCGACCAGATGACGCTTTTCCGTATCGGCTTTAACTTCCCTGCTCATGGATATTTCACGGATAGCCTGATCGGTCTGGAGCTCCCTGTATCCGCCCCTGCCGCTGAAGGTGAGTATGTCGGTTAACAGTACTGTGCGATTTAGCGGAAAGGTGGCCGCGTCGTCGCCGCCGCCGCCGGTACAGATCAGCACGACAATCGCGGTGCTAACGGTGGTGATGGTTCGCGTGCCTTCGTTGATTTCCTCAACGCGCATGCCGTGGTGATAATCCTGTGACATGTGGCGGTTCTCCTGTGAAGGGGTTCCGCTGTGGTCAGATCTTAGGGAAGAGAAATCATGCTGTTGTCACTGTGTGGCAGCTGACACAACGGGCAAACCTGCTGCCCACTGACAGTGACTAAAAGAGCCAGCGACCGGCAACAGCTGACTCAATAAACATGCGTATAGTCAGGGGGGCTTTACCCTGCTTTACTGGCGCGCGCGTGAAAAAAGAACGGGTTTTCCAGGGGAAATAAGTGGCGAGCGTAAAACCTGCTGGCTGTACGTTAAAATCACGAAAAAATTTCTCCGATACCTCTGCAATATCTTCTGCTTCAAAAAGTTCCTGCAAAACATCATCGTCACCGATTTCAATCTTTTTTAAAAGAAGCGTGGTTACCAGCGGCAGTTCGCGCAGGATATATTTGCGCACCAGGTCAGGAGTAGTCGTCATATCATTCACCAGATTTTATCCTCCGGCCTCACAATCATGTTATAGCGATGTACGGTGCGAAAACTGATTTGCGCAACATCATTTGCCAGGATAATCCACCCTACAACCGGCACGGCCCTGCCCACAAAGGCTCCCAGATTATTCATCCAGAAAATTTTCAGCCCGCGCAGACTGAAGGATTTTAAGGTCAGAGTCGGAAGAATGCGCCGCCGGAATTTATAGGACATATGCCTACGGAAAAAGAGTGACACAACCGACGTGCCTGGCGTTGACGTGAGCGGTTTCCCCGGCACGTCAATATTATTGTTACCGAGAATGATATTTGCAATGGCTACAATATCCTGCACGCCCAACTGTTTCTGGGTTTCATCAAGCTTACATTTTAGTAAAGCCACTCCCCCGCCTCAGCGGAATCAATCAGCATCTGAACAGTTAAAGGCTCAGGTTGATGATGATCGGTGCGCAGATATTTTGGCAAAATAGCGTTCGGCAAAAAAGGGATTCCTGTAGCCGGGAAATAGAGACGAAAATCAAATCGCTTCATATCAACACTAAATAGTTCAGCATATTCTTCAAAAAAATCAAAAGCCTCTTCAGGCAAAACGCAATTTTTACCTGTACTCAGGGATGCATCAGCTGGCATTTCCCAAAAGTATTTCTTTATCAGACGATGAACATCTTCAACTTTACTCATAACCAGCCTTATCCTTTTTCACCTGTAATCAGCTTATAGCGATGAACAACATTGCGGGTAATAATCGAAAGATCATATGCAGTTAACACAGCGCCAATCCAGGGCACCCAACGTCCAACATATGCCCCGACACTTGTTGTATATTCCCATTCACCGCGCAGCAAGCTTTTCCATGTAATAGTACGACTTTTTTTCTGAAAACGCTGGCGAATAAGCATTCGGCTTGCGAGAGAAAGCGGTCTGGTTCCACGTGTATTTTTTTGAGGATCCAACTTACTATAGTCTCAGCTTCCCCGATCAAGCTTCTGCAGAGGATAATTTTATGTTTAACGCCTGTACGGTTTATACATACTTTCTCCATTACGTAAGCGATGCTTTTAACCGAAGCAGTAATAATCTACGTAGCCCATGCATAATTCGTTAATAAAAATCTAACTAATGATATGCATCACTCTGACTTTGTTAGTCAGCTTTATAGTTTTATTGCTTTTTTTACAACCATAAAGAAGGCCATAATCTGTGTCACGGCCTTGTTGTTTGATAGCTTAATTACGGATAAAAACACATACCGATCATGCTTCTCCTTTTAGCTTATCCAGCAGGTAAGCAACTAAGTAGGCCAGCATGAAGAACCCGAAGAAACCAATAATTTTCCATAGCCAGCCATCAAGTAAAAACAAAGAGAAAAATGCGGCAAATGAGCAAATACCCGTAGAAATGGCTTCAACAACATTTGTGGTTTGTATACCAATGAACTTAACGAATTTTAGAAGAAATGATTTTGCAGAGTTCATTTTGTATCCTTTCACAAATTAATCTATGGCTGTTGATATAAATCAGATAGGGTTCGAGTGGCCTCTCTACGAGGAAATAGACCATATCCAGATTCATTCGTGAAACCTTTGAATAGGTCATTGGAAATCTATTTTGCATCCGTCTTGATGCGACTGAAGCCTCTTCAATCAATCCTTGCACCATGAGAATGTTCAACGAAAGCGATGAACCAACTCTGACAAACCGCTTAAAGGCCTCAACTGTCACGATACGAGTTAGTATTCTTTTAGCAATAAATTGGGCCAAGAAAAATTGTGAACCAATCCTTCCCCCCATTCTGCCAGCACCATAGCCCAGTTTACTATCGATAGCTTGTTTGCTTTCATTATCGAGCTTTGCATAGAAATCGTTAATCACAATAGTAATCAGTTGCCGGATGGGTTCATGTCTGTCTGCAGTGGCTTTGATTAATCGCATAAACCGTTCAGTTTCCCTTTGATTTCGGTTCTTCAGATCGCTCCCGGCAAGACCGCTTCCCTCCCATGTTCTTACAACTCCCTGATACATGCCTGAAGGGATAGATGACATACCCTCCACGATTCCATAGGCAATTTGCTTTGCATCCAT